AGAAATACTACCTAGGTGGTATTTTGCACAGACTTGTCTTGGACATCACACTTGTTGGGATGTCTCCTTCACGAGGGCCTTCACGGCGATCCTCGCGGCGCTGCCGCGTCTCACAGGTCAAGTTACTTGACGTTGTGGTCCGGGCGGTCGACTCGTGGTCGAAGATCTTCGGATATTCGGTTTCCGTCGACGTCCCGGTTCCAGGACGTCTTTCTTGTTCTTCTTTCCTTCGTCGGGTGAAGGACTTTCTTTTTGATTGTCCTTCGGGTGTTGAGGAGGAGCGTCTTTCTTGGTGTTCGATCAAGAAGCTCTTCCCCACGTCTTGCCGGTGTCTCGAGGAGCCATTGCTCTCCGATCTCGCCGAGCGCCTGGCGGCTCCGCCAGTCAAGTTGCCAGTCGGTTATCTTCGGTTCTGCAGAGGCCTCGCCTCTCGCACCTTCCGTAAGGGCTGGGATTCGTCGTACGAGACCTTCTGTCTCGAGGCAAATCCCTCACTGTCTTCTTGTCTGGAGTCCTCTCGTTCCGAGGGCGGCGCAAGCGGGTACGGTCCGGATCGGATCCTCTATCTTGACTTGGTGACCGGACGGGCTCCCTTCGTGGGGTCCGTCGCCTCGGAGGCTCTGGTCGTTCCGGCTGCTGGGAAGCCTCGTCCTCTGACGAAGTTTTCCATCGACGCTCTGCTGTTGAAACCTCTGCACGATACTTTGTATTCTTGGATTTCTAAGAAATCTTGGGTCCTGCGAGGTGAGGTGACAGAGGCCGCGTTGACTGGAGCCGGTTTCGAGAGGTCACTCGGCATGGTGACGTCGGGTGATTATGTGTCCGCTTCGGACAATCTCCCCATTGAGGTTGCGGAGGCCATCCTTTCAGAGGCGCGAGCCAATTCTCTGTACGTTCCAGACTGTGTCTGGGAGTACGCTCTGAGAATTCTTCGTCCCCTTGTCTCGGTGACTCTGGGTGGCCTGAAGGAGGAGTTTGAGGTGTCGCGGGGACAGATGATGGGAAGCCTTTTGTGTTTCCCTCTTCTGTGTCTGCAGAACTACTTCGCGTTTCGTTACGCCAGGTGGTCCTTTCCCACTCGGGATTACCTTCCGGTACTCCTGAATGGTGACGACATAGTTTTTCAGTCCTCTCCTGCCTTTTCTCGTCACTGGGAAGAGGTGGTTGTAGGCCTGGGCTTCCAGGTCGAACTTACGAAAACGACTCGTTCTTGTGAGTTCGGTTCCTTGAACTCTACTCTCCTTGTTTGGTCCCCCTCCGGTTCTCTTCGTCCTAAGGCGACTCTTCGCCTTGGGATGTTGAGGCCGAAGGAGTATCTCAATGGTGTTGGGAGGACTTTCCGGTCCTTCGTTCAGGGGGTTCCCCCGGAGATTGCTTGGCTCGCCGGTCGCGAGTTTTTCCGTTGGAATGTGGCTGCTCTTCGAGCTAGCCGCTTTTCGGCCGATGAGTGGGGTTTTCGTGGGAGACTGGCGATGCGTCTCGCGAAAATCTACTCGTTGTTCCCGGACACTGCAGTCCCTCATGTACCTCCTCCTCCACCGTCCCTGCACGACGTTCAGGTCCCGCCTGAGCTCACCGTGTCGGTCGGTAAGGATGAGGTATCTGATGAGTTGTTAGCGCTCAATTGCGCGGAGATGACTTGCTGGAAGTGGTCACACGAGTACAATCGGGTCTCTGACTCGATTCGTTACTGCGTGAGGCTTAGCTCTGCTAAGCCTTATCCTGAACCTGACGTTTCACACGGACCTCCGTCCGAGTTGAGTGCCAGGTTTCGTTGGATCTGTTCACCTCCTAGCAAGCGGTCTCTGAAGGCTCGCTTTTTTGCGGGCAGCGAAGCTGACACCGTACGGATCTTTCGCGAAATCTTGGGTCTCCAAGATTTCAGTCCATACGAGGCACTGCCGCCGTACGCTCAGGTCGAGATGGAGTTTTTTGTAGAGAATAAGATGTAACGTGGGCGTGGGTTGCGACGCAACCGGGAGAAGATCTTGGCTGCTCTCGAGCACTGCTCGTTCTCCGTCACATGTCAGTGTCCCCCAACGCGACGGCGTTGCTGAGCCTGTCCCGAACCCTGTTCGTGTCCTGCACTCTATTAAGTTAGAGCCCCCGGCGATGTCGGGTGGTCAGGCGCGTGGGTCCCGGTCTTTTGATCGGTCCACGTCAGGGGCTATGCGCCCAGCATAAAGGTATGGTAACATACTGGAAACTGGGAGAGAAAGGTGACCTTTGTGACGGTCGGATCTTGAAGTTGGATTGATTTGAACCGCGTGGGCTACATACCCGCGCCGAGGCTCGCTTCGGCGGTAACGTCCTGGGATTCATCCAATGAATAGTGAAGGTCGAGTTGTGTGGCCAGTTAGGTCAAGTGAAAGGGACGTAGGCAGACTTGCTGAACCCTCCGG